CGTGAAGATCTAATTGAAAATTCGTAGGGGCAAAATAAAGCCGTTACGACACAACTAAATAAAGGCGGGAAATCTATTTACAAATTCGTAAATAGTTGATATAATTAATACAAATAACATCTCTTGAAAGGGGATTCAAAATGGCAACAAAGCGTGAATATCTAAAGTCTCAAGGCATTACTGTAGGTGCCCGTGGTCGTTTCTCAGGAGCAGCTAAGGTAGCTCTCCAGGAGGCAGCAGCAAAGGGAATCACATTTACTGCAGAGGTTCCAACAGGTAAGGCAAAGTAATTCAAGCAAGGGTGGCAGGGCTGTTGGTCCTTGCCACCCTTTGCTTTTCTTGATATAATAACAGGTTCGACAAAGAGGCGGAGGCGGAAATGGCTAGAAAATCAGATGAAGAAAAACTAGTAGAACAGATACATAAAGCATTAGATAACTATTGGTTTAATATACCATTGTTTGCCAGTTTACTTATAGATGAAAACAATTACTACAATAATAAGATTGCTGAAATGATTATACATCTCTCAGACTACATGCATGTTCAATATATCAAGGCATGGGAACATGGGACAGTATCAGAAGGTTTAACAATTGGTTCATATGTAAAAGAAATGCTCGACTTGAAGAAGTTGGAAGAATAGCCCAACATAATCCACAAATTAGATCCACATCCTTATCCACAGGGTGTGGATTTTTTTTGATCAAGGTGTGGGACGTGGGCCAAATTTTCTATTTACGAAGGCTTGACAAATTCGCCTGAAAATGTATATAAATGTCGACAAATGTATATACAATGTATATTAAATCTAATAGAATGTAGGCACAATTGGCCAAAATTTGTCAGAATTTTTATATGAAATCTATTGACAATGTGGGCAAAATATGCCCTTTACGAAGCATTGACAAGTATCCCTGAATATGATAGGGCATGTCCTCCAAATAAAAACATTACGATGGCCCATGCGGATCGCTCAATTACATATGTATGTTTAACTATATATATCTATAGTATATTGGATGTAATCTATAGTATAAATTCTCCACTATGCTCCACTTTACTCCACTATATAAGCCTTTAAAGGGGTATATTAGACATGTTTATGGGCGGGGGGATACAGATGATACAGGGTAATTTAATCTAAATTGTACATTGGCAGCAAGGCTGTACATCTGGTACAAAGCTGATAGGTTTGCCCTGTATATGGGCATTGCTCCAGAAAGCTCTTATGTATCTTATGCTTGGTTAGGTAGCATATAAGTCTATTGGTGAGATTGATCATATCTATCTTATTCCCGCCTTTAGCAATTGTGTGTGTAGCCGCATATAGTGCATTTGCTGTCTACGACAACGCAATCATCACACCAATCTGGAGCATCTTTCCAAGACTTGCCCAATGGATCTAATTCTTCAGTCATTTGTCTCCAATTTCCTGCCTATTGCTGCAGCTTTCTTTCGTACCTTCTCAGCTGATGCTATAGTGTGCTCTATAGATGCCTGAAAGGATTTGCACATTTTGCATAGATCGAGCATATCTGGATAATTAGCCCATGCTGCCTTATTTGTCTCTATTGAGCATGTCTTACACATTGGTGATGCCATTGTAGTTCTTTCTCTATTAAAGGATACTTATCCTTATAGAACTATTATACACCTTTAAGATTCCCCGCCTAAATCATACTCATCTGCTTCACGAAGCCATTGATCTTCCCATAAACCCATAATAGACTTATTTCCAATATCATCAAAATAGTAACGGTTTAGTTTAGGGTTATATGTCCACCCATACCAGGTATCACCTTCACACCATGTTAAATTGGTTGGTCCTTCTTCTTCATGTTGTTTAAGAATGCGTAGCAATTCATCATTCTCATGAACAACCGCCTCAATCGCCTCTCTGAGGCGTTTAGGACGCATAAGGTATTTCTCTACAAGATTAAACAGCATCTTTTTCTGGATCCTTTTCCCATGTAAGCTTTCCGTCTTTATATACTGGCCAATATCCTAATGAACGCCAATCCATTTTCATAATCTTAGGTTCTTTCATATGTTGAGTATACTATATCTGACGGGTACCGTCAATGGGGTCTCTACCGCCGCACTTTTTTCGCACTATTTGGTCAATAGGATCTAATTTTGTCTATATTATTACGATGAGGAAAAAATAAAATGTTTCTTACAGACTGACACCACTCCACCAACGCCATTTATGTGCACAACCTCATAGCCATTGTATATGGCTTCTTCGTCACAATAAAAGCATTTTTCTTTCATATGTAGTATCCTTCTATCTCTGGGTATTCCCCGTTTTTTAAAGCTCTTCTATAGGTTCTATTTTTATGACAGTTAGAACAAACAATCTCACATTTAGCTATCTCTGCATCAATCTGCTCTATGCTGTAATCTCTGCTACTTCTACCACCTATAGTAAACAGTTTATCATACTCTGGTAAATGGTCAAACTCAAGTATCCAGTATGGATAATCTTCTCTACAATCTGTGCACTTCTTGCCTTGCTTTGCATTTCTTACATGTGCAATAGCTTTATGCCTGGACTGTTTTCTTCGATCTAAAGCTTTTTCTTTTTGCCCCGCCCCTATGTGATATGAAATTGTTCCTTTAGAGCAACCAAGAATTTTTTGGATCTCTCTGTATGACTTACCTTCAGCATATAGCCGAAAGATATCTTCTTTGTGATTCATAGGTTCAATTCTAACATAGTCTTGAACCCTTGTCTAGTCTATTGAAATGTATCTTTTATCAATATGCCCATGAGTAGATATCTCACTATTTGGTACAGGCATACTGTTGCTTTCTCTATTCCAATGTATGTAAGATCTAATATATACTGCTGCATACGCAATTGCTGAAGCTATGAATCCGTATTGCTTTGTTACAATGGCATAGGTTATCCATAAACATTCATTAAATAGTAATACAAACCAGCCCCATATTGTTTTCCGCCCAACAAAATATATACCAGTAACGCCAATTAAAGCTAATACCCATGACCACATTATTGATTGAGTCCGTCCTGGATTATCTTATTCCTTAAAGCAGCTTCTCTTTTTTGATCAGGGCTGAGTATTACCTTAGAGGATAATCTTTTTAAATTCTTTTTGTATCTTTTTAGTTTACTTTGGGATACAGCCTTGTTATTTTTTTTCATTTGAATAATCTATAGTCTTTCCAACTGGGATCATGTCGTTGCATCTTTTGCAATACATGTATACTTTGCCAGTAAATGGGCACGATCCACCAGATATTAGATCATGCTTTACTATTTTACAAATAAATCTATTAATCATTTTCTGATTTCATTTCATTAGATATTGATTGCTCAACTGGACTTTGTGTCTTCTTTACTTTATGTGTTCCGTCACATATAGGATATGTTTTTGATCTATGGCAACTACACATTTTCATTGGCTTAACTTCGCTCACTTTATTTCCTCCCATAACTGAAAATCTATAGAATTTAAATCTTCTAACTTGGCCAGAGTATGAGTGTTTAAATTATCATAAATGTATTGGCTTAGTATTTCAGAATTTCTTTCAGATCCAGAAAAAGACATATCTTTTCTTTCTATTTTATATGTATCATACATAATGTCTGCTAATTTTAATGTAAATTCATTCATATTTTCTGTTTTGCCAACTAGAATCATCTCATTAAGTACATTTTTTGCATCCTCATATGAAACACTTGCTGGATCCACCCCCCAGCCGCTCTGCCTTATTTTATTCATTTGCTCAATGTTGGCACCTTCTAAATGTCTAAACTCTGGCTTTAATGCTTTTATATGATCAGTCAGTCCATTTACTAAAAACTTTGCTTGAAAATTAGATTTTGATTCCATGTCATCTGCGCTAAAAACCCACTCTTCAAATTCATATAAAGCTTTTCCTGGAAACCCGTTACCTAAGATCATAGCAAATTGACTAACAAGTCTTTTAATTGGATTTCTTAATGTAGTAAAAGATTTAATTTCTTTATCTATCTTATATGGTTCTGCTGCAAAATGACCACTTATAAAGTTGTGTGAATCTACATCTAATTTTGATATTGAATAAGAGTCTCCACCACAATCTGGGCCATGCATGAATGGATTTATTGTCCCAGACTTAAGCATATCGTATTTATCTAAAGAACTAATTAGGTAAGTTCCGCCAGTTCTTGGTATGTGATGATGATATAATTTAATTTTTTCTACCCCAATGAATTTTATTCCACCCACGCTCATGTAAGTAGTAAAGAATTGTTTTTGTAAAGACTTCAAAGCTTGCAATCGCTCCTGCAGTTACTGGTTCTTTTGTTATTGCCCAAGATATAACGAAGGTGTCTGCTGTACCAATTACTCGCCAAGTTATAGCCTTTAATGCTGATCTCTGTTTTGTTACTTTCATGATGGCCACTCCATGTTGCTAGGTTTAGTTACAATTTTCCAAACCTTAGATACCCATCTCTTTACGTTTTTCAGTAGCTGAAATAGCATGAATAGCGGCCCCCAAATCTACTTGTTCAATTTTATATCCTACATCACGACCATAAACAATGTTTGTAATGTTAGGTAGTCTTAATACTAATGCCCCATCCATAAATTCATCCTTGGCAATGTATTCTTTTACCTGATCAAACTTAAGTGGATCTTTATCGCTTGTATTGTATGTATTGCGTACACCAAGCAGTACCTGATCTGTTCTCTTGCCCGCCTCTTTATAAAGGGCGTGATGGCCCTCGTGCCATGGCTGGTACCTACCCAGCATAAGAGTTGTTGGCGCAGACCAATCATGAAGACTAAACTTATCAATGATGTGAGATGCTTTTGCTTCTGCATCTAAGTTATGACTAATGAATGATACGTCAAACTTTGTTGGTCGCTCAAACATTTTGTTGGTATCTTCGAAGCGACCCTCTGCAATAGTATCCATAAATACCAAAATATCTGGCTTACCAAATGCTGCACGAGTTAAATCTGTTGGACACACAAAGTCAACAATTACTGGTGCCACGCCCTGCTTGGAGATTAGCCTTGCCATTTCTCCCATGCGCCTTGCATGCTCTATTCTATCTTCTGAGGTAAAGCTCAGATCAGAATTTATTGTCGCACGTACTTCATCTGCATTAAAATGAATAGCGTTAATGCGCTCCTTTAATGCTTTTGCCAATTCAGTTTTACCAGAACCAGGCAAGCCAATAATTTGAATTATCATAACTAACCTTAAATTATAAACACCCTATATTTAATAGGGTGTTGTTATAAAAAATTATATCTTTTTTCTACCAGTTTTTTTAGGTGCTTTTGGTATTAAGCTAGTTTCTCTACGTATACCGTGTTTGTTTCTGTCTACGACCATACCTTGTTTAGGATTTTTTCTTGTTGCTTCTCTGCTTGTAACAGAACCAGCAGCCCCACCATTAGGTGGTGGGGTCGTGCCAGTACCGTCATCTTTTTTAAAAGAATTAGTCATTGTCGTCTTTTACTTCTCCACTTGGGCTATATGTAGATTCGGAATCTCGATCTTGAATTCCACCAGAAGACAATCTATCTATGTCTCCACCAAAAATATTGCCAATAACCATCATTGGCGTATCTGGTGATTCAATGTTGCTATTGTTTCCACCCATGCCACAACCGCACACTATGCACATAATTATTTGCCGTTATTGCCGACGCCAGCGCCGTCTTGTGAAGACTTGTCTGTTGCAGCAAATGCTGATCCAGTGTTGTCTGAGTAGTGTGCGTTGATATCGTTTGTTCCTGCTGGCTTAGCAGCTTCAAAGCCTCCGCCATTAATTCCATTTGTTGTCATTTTATTACTCCTATAGGTTTATTATTTAGATGGTTCTAGAATGCCATCTATAAGTATATTATAGCATTTAGTTGATTAGGACTTGTACTGTTCGTGCCAGCAGTCGTCACATATATCAATAACTGGGCCTGATTGATGTCCCGAAAGCCTAGTTGCTTTCTTTTCACACCCTTTTATCTCGCAAAATCCACTAAACACTACTTAGGACCCTTTGCCTTCTGCCCTCTATAACCAGTTTTTTTAATATTCATTGATCCAGGCTTCTTTTGTCCACTAGTGTACGTTCCAGCCTGTCTTTGAGCTAAAGCTCTTTGCATTTTATCTAGGTGCTTTCCCATTTTTTTTCTTTTCTTTTATAGTCCATATTGGTAATTGAAGATTATTTAAACCAATTTCATACCCTAATACATTACAAACAAACTTAATTATTTTTATTTTCATTTAACTTTACTTCCAAATTTAGCCCACACTCTTTCGTGTAAAAAGTATCCTAATGCTTCCCAGCCAATATATATTAGAGCTCCTAGGCTTGCATATTCCCACTCACCAGTAAATAAATAAATTACCCCAGCCACACCAACAAGGTGAAATGTCTCCCAGCTTAATGTTTTTAATAAAGTTCTTTTAGTTGATTCCATAGTTTAATTATACTCTCTATTTTATAAAAGGTAAATGGGGCGGATTTTATCCGCCCCATTTATTAATTACTTAACTAAGGTAACCTTAGCTTTTGGGTTCTTTGCATTCCACTTTGTGGCTAGTGCATTGAATGACTTCTTTAAAGAAGCAAGTGCCTTAGCATTATCTGCTGTTAGCTTAGCAATTGCTGCGTCCTTAGCAAGGACTACTGCATCTGAAGCAGCTTTTGCATCAGCAAGTGCCTTAGCAGAAGCAGCTTTCTCTGCAGCAAGTGCAGCATCTGAAGCAACCTTAGCAGCAGCAAGTGCAGCATCTGAAGCAACCTTAGCAGCAGCAGCATCTGCAGCAGCCTTTAGAACTGCAGCATCTGATACAGCCTTAGCAGCAATAGCAGCATCCTTTGCTGCCTTTTCAGCAGCGAGCTCTGATACTAGATCACGAACTGCAATTTCTGCAAACGGTGCAAGTGTGCGAGGAGTCAATCCAACTACATCTGCGGTTGTTGCATCTCCTGCAGTTGTTGGAGCAAATGTGATAAGTGAGCGTGTTCCAGTTGCTGGAAGTGTTGCCTTAAATGTAGCAACTCCAAAATCTGAAAGTGTAGCACCAGTTGTCACTGTTGATGTGTCTACTGTTGCTGATGCAGCAAAGATTGTTGCAGTAATTGACTTACCTGATACCTTGTTTCCAAATGTATCTGTTGCCGTTACTGTAATATCCTGCTTTGTACCAGCAGCACCTGTAGCGGGTGCAGAAACTGTTAGGTTGTTAATAAGACCAGCAGTACCCTGAACATAGTATGTCAAAGTCACTGGGCCGTTTGTGATTACAACTGTACCAATTGCTGTTGTCTTTGTATAGACATAAAAAGTTGCTGTTGTTCCTGTACCAGTTGCAACTGTCAGGGATGATGATCCTGATGTTGCTCCTACTGGTGCAGCAGTTGAGTGTAGTGCAGATACGATTGTTGCATTTGTTGATGTTGCAGTAACTGATGTTCCCGCTACAACTGTTGCTTCTATCTTAACAACATCTGTGTTGTCAATAGTGTTATCTGCAGGTACTGGACGTACGATTGCAGTAGTTAGTGCTGTTCCAGCAGTTGCTGGAGTATCGTAACCAGGGGTTACTACTGAGTTTACTACCTTTGCGGCATTCCATGTTGTTGCTACAACTGACATGGTGTTAGCACTTGCAGGTGTTGCTACCATTGTGCCCAAAGTCATGGCTGCAACCATGGCTAGTGCGATTTTCTTAAATGAGTTCATTTAATTTATTCTCCTTATTTCCTCTGCCTCTTTAATGAGC